GACCGGGGCGCGGCGGCACTGCAAAGAGGGGGAGCCCGACGCGTTCGTCGTGGGGAAAAAGGCTGCTGGAGCCCCGCTCATCCAAGAACTGCGCCAGATGGGCATCCCGGTGCAGGAGTTCAGCCCCAGCCGGGGCAACGACAAGATGGTGCGCGTCAACGCGGTGGCCGACCTGTTTACATCAGGTAAAGTGTGGGCTCCCGATACACGCTGGGCGCGTGAGGTGATTGAAGAGATTGCGGCTTTCCCGGTGGGGGAGAACGATGACTACGTGGACACGACAACCCAAGCCCTGCTGCGCTATCGACAAGGCGGCTTCATCCCGTTGGACTCCGACGAGAAGGATGAGCCGAAGATTTTTAGGCGGCGTGCAACCGCATACTACTGAAAGAAATAAACATGGCCACCAATGTTGACAAAGGGTTATATCAAGCACCGCTCGGTATGGACAACCTTGCCGGGGAAGAGGAAGCGATTGAGATCGAGATTGTTGACCCAGAAGAAGTCAACATCCACGCCGGAGAACTCGACATCTCCATTCACCCCGGTGACAACATGGACGATTTTGGCGCAAACTTGGCCGACCTGATGGACGAAGGGGACTTGCAGGAGCTTGCAAGCGACCTGTCCAGCGACATTGACAACGACAAAGCCAGCCGTAAGGATTGGGAGAAGGCGTACACCGAGGGCATCAAGCTCTTGGGCTTGCAGTACGAAGACCGCACGGAGCCGTGGCAAGGAGCCAGCGGCGTGTTCCACCCCATGATTACGGAAGCGGTGGTGCGCTTCCAGTCGGAGACCATCACGGAGATGTTCCCCGCCCAAGGGCCGGTGCGCACGAAAATCGTAGGCAAAGAAACGCCAGAGAAGATTGAGGCGGCGGGGCGCGTTCAAGAAGACATGAACTACCAGTTGACGGAAGTCATGCGCGAGTTCCGCCCCGAGCAAGAACGCATGTTGTGGAGCCTGCCTGCTACGGGGTCAGCGTTCAAGAAGGTCTACTACGACCCCAGCCTTGGGCGTCAGGTTTCCATGTTCATACCGGCAGAGGACATTATCCTGCCCTATGGGACGACCGACTTGGATACGTGCTACCGCATCACGCATGTTATGCGCAAGACCGAGAACGAGATCATCAAGCTCCAGAAAGCTGGGTTCTACCGCGACATCGAACTGCCCGAGGCAGACAAAGACAAGAGCGACATCAAGCAGGCCAAGGACAAAGAGACCGGCTTTAGCGACATCAACGACGACCGGTACACGGTCTATGAAGTCCATGTGGACTTGGACATCACCGGGTTCGAGGACGAAGACAAAGAAGGCATGACCGGCATTGCGCTGCCGTACGTGGTGACGATGATTAAGGGCAGCAACGATGTGCTGGCCATCCGTCGCAACTGGTTGGCGGACGACGAGCTAAAACTGAAGCGCCAGCACTTTGTGCACTACCAGTACATCCCCGGCTTCGGGGCTTACGGGTTCGGGCTCTTCCACCTCATCGGTGGTTTTGCCAAGTCGGCCACCAGCATCATGCGCCAGTTGGTGGATGCAGGCACGCTCTCTAACCTGCCCGGTGGACTCAAGTCCCGTGGACTGCGCATCAAAGGCGACGACACACCCATCCAGCCCGGTGAGTTCCGCGATGTAGACATTGGCTCCGGTGCGCTGCGCGACAACATCCTGCCGCTGCCGTACAAGGAGCCCAGCCAAGTTCTATACACTTTGCTGAATAACATAGTAGAAGAAGGCCGTCGGTTCGCGTCCACAGCGGACATGAAGATCAGCGACATGTCGGGGCAAGCCCCGGTCGGCACTACGCTGGCCCTGCTGGAGCGCCAGCTCAAGGTCATGTCAGCGGTTCAAGCCCGACTGCACTACACGTTCAAGCAGGAGCTGCGGCTGCTGGCGGCAATCATCCGTGACTACACGGAGCCAGCGTACGACTACCAGCCAGACGTTGGCGGGCCGACTGCCAAGCAGGAAGACTACGACCATGTGGACGTAATCCCGGTCAGCGACCCCAACGCGGCCACCATGAGCCAGCGGGTCGTCCAGTATCAGGCGGTCATGCAGATGGCACAGGCGTCGCCTGACATCTACAACATGCCCCAGTTGCATCGCAACATGCTGGAGATTCTGGGCATCAAGAACGCAGACAAGCTCGTGCCCCTGCCCGACGACCACAAACCGCGTGACCCGGTGACCGAGAACATGGCCCTCCTCAAAGGCGACCCGGTCAAAGCGTTTCTCCACCAAGACCATCAGGCGCATATTGCGGTGCACATGGCGATGATGCAAGACCCCATGATTGCAGCCAGCATCGGGCAAAACCCCAAGGCTCCGGTCATCTCCGCCGCGCTCATGGCGCACGTTGCCGAACACGCAGGCTACCAGTATCGCAAGCAGATCGAGGCGCAGTTGGGCTTGCCCCTGCCGCCCGAGGACGAAGACTTGCCACCGCAGATTGAGCAGGCGTTGTCGGGAATGATGGCGCAGGCCGCGCAGCAGGCGTTGCAGCTTAACCAGCAGCAGGCGCAGCAACAGCAAGCCGCTCAACAAGCCCAAGACCCGATGGTGATGATGCAGCAGCAGGAGCTGCAGCTCAAGCAGGGCAGCTTGCAGTTGGAGGCACAGAAGGTGCAGCAGGACTTTGCGATTGAGCAGGCCAAGCTGGAGCTGGAGAAACAGAAGATGGTGATGGATGCAGCCGCTAAAGCGGACACCAACAACGCACGCAAGGAAGAAGCCGCTGCTCGTATGCAGTTGGAGGGCGTCAAGGTTGGAGCTTCCATCCGGGAGAAACAGGCCCAGCAGAAGTTTGACCAAGAACATGCAGGGGTACAGCTTGGGGCGCAGATTGCGAAAGACCAAGCAATGCAGGCGGCACAAACCACACCAACGGGGACTGAAGAATGATTCAAGATTTCGCACGCGTATTGCGCGAACAAATACGTACGGATATGAACAACTACGCGGACGACATGGCTGGTGGGGCCTGTTCGTCTTTTGATGAGTATAAAAAACTGTGCGGGGTGATTCAAGGCCTAGCCATCGCAGAGTCCCACCTATTGGCCTTGCTGAAGAAAGTTGAAAACAACGATGAGTGACATCCTCTTGCCTCCGGGGGTCGAAATGCCCCCACCCATCCAAACAGCGGAAGTCCCCGACGAGACGCTGACGGATGCTGAAAAAGCCAAACAGCTACCAGACCCGTCTGGATACAAGCTGCTGTGCTTCTTGCCTGAAATTGAAGAGAAGATTCAAGGCACTAACCTCATCAAGCCGAAAGACATGATGAAGCGTGAAGAGCTGACCACGGCAGTTTTGTTTGTGGTCAAGGTCGGCCCTGATGCCTACTCTGATAAATCCAAGTTCCCTACCGGCCCTTGGTGCAAGGAAGGCGACTTTGTACTTACCCGCACGTACGCGGGCACACGGTTCAAGATGTACGGGCGCGAGATGCGCTTAATCAACGACGACCAAGTTGAAGGTGTTGTACAAGACCCGAGAGGAATCACCCATGTCTGAGTTCAAATTTCCCGATGAGATTGAAGACGAAAAAACCGTCACCGTTGACATTGAAACCGGCGACACCGACATTGAAGTCGAAGTCGTAGACGACACCCCAGAGCAAGACCGCGGTCGTCAAAAGCTGGAAGAGCCGGTCGAAGACCCCACGGACGAGGAACTGGAGAACTACAGCTCCAAAGTCCAAGACCGCATCAAGAAGCTGACCCACGCACGGCACGACGAGCGCCGCGCCAAAGAGTCCACCCTGCGGGAAAAGCAGGAACTTGAGCGACTGACCCAATCTTTGTTGGAAGAAAACAAGCAACTCAAGGGCTACGTGGAACAGGGCACAAAACAGATTGCTGCCTCCAGCCTGTCCGCTGCGGAAGCTGAGATGGCCACGGCGCGTCGCCAGTACAAGGAAGCACAGGAAGCCTTTGACACCGACGCCATCATTGCCGCTCAGGAGGCCATGACCGACGCCAAGTTCAACTTGGAGCGGGCAAAAAGTTTTCGACCAGCCCCTTTACAAACGTACAGTGATAGTGTACAAACGCAACAACCTGTTACCCAACAGTCACAACCTGACCAAAAATCCCTGCGCTGGCAGGCAAAAAACCAGTGGTTCGGTTCTGAAGGGTTCGAGGAAGTAACCAGCTATTCATTAGGGCTGCACCAAAAGCTAGTGAACTCGGGCATCGACCCGCAAAGTGATGAGTACTACGCGCAGATTGACAATAGTGTCAGAAGCAAGTTTCCCGAAGTGTTCGGGAGTAGCCGGAGTGAAAAGAACCAGAGTGAGAGGAGTCAGCGACCTGCATCAGTGGTAGCCCCAGCGACTCGTTCGTCAGGGCCAAAGAAGATTCAGATTACCCCGTCAGCGCTTGCGTTGGCTAAGAAATTTGGATTGACACCGCAGCAGTATGCTGCTCAAGTAGCAAAATTGGAGTCTTAATATTATGGCAACTCGTGAATCTCGTGACATTGTTTCCCGCGAAAAATCTGTGCGTAAGGTCTACCGACCGTCCAGTACGCTACCTGACCCTGACCCAATTCCCGGCATGACGCACCGCTGGATTGCGACACACATCCTAGGGCAATCTGACCCTACGAACGTGTCTCGTAAATTGCGTGACAATTGGGTTCCGTGTAAGGCAGTGGATTACCCTGAGATGATGCTAACCGGCAACGAAAAGACAGGCAACATCGAGATTGGAGGGCTTATGCTTTGCGTACAGCCAACCGAGAACGTAGAAGCTATGGCTGAGTACTACAGCGGGCAAGCACAGCAACAGATGGACTCGGTAGACAATAGCTTCTTGCGTCAGAACGACCCGCGCATGCCGTTGTTTTCGGAAAGAAAATCGACTTCAACGCGTGGCGGTTTTGGTCTCGGTCTTAAATAAATAGGAGTTTTTTCATGGCATATCCTGTTGTCAACGCGCCTTACGGGCTGTTGCCGCAGAACCTAATTGGAGGTCAAGTATTTGCTGGTTCCACCCGCATGTACAGCATCCAGTACGGTTACGCGACCGACATCTTCTACGGTGATTTTGTTGTTCTATCCCGTGGCTTTGCCACACGCGCCACAGTTGCTGCTGGAACTGGTCTGAATCAGACCGTCGGTATCTTCTTGGGTTGCACTTACACCAACCCCACGACTAAGCAAAAGTTGTTCTCCCAGTATTGGCCCGCAAGCACCGCCGCCGGTGATTGCCAAGCCTACATCTTGGATGACCCCGATGCCGTGTTCAAGGCGGTTGTTTGCAGTTCCGGTACTACCGTTGCTTCTGGCGCTTTGGCGATGATTGGCACTAACCTGTCCGCCATCAACAACACCGGCAGCACCAACACCGGCAATTCTGCCAATGCTGTTCTGGCTCCTTCGGACACTCCTGTCACTACCACTCTGCCCCTGCGCATGATTGGTGTTGTGCCTGATACCGCAGTTGCTCTGGGTACTGCCACCTACAGTTCGGGTACTACTACCCTGACCGTGAGTGCTCTGCCTTTCGCATTGCCAGTTGGTACGGACGTTTCTGTGTTGACCACCAGTGGTCAAGTCGCACAAACGGGTTCTTTTGTTGATACCGCAGCCGCTGCTGGCGCAACCTCCGTTGTGCTGAATCAGGCCGCGACTTTCACCTTGAACTCAGGCGTGTACAGCGCGACCGTGGTCTTCACTCAGTACCCCGAAGTCTTGGTTAAGTTCAACCAAGGTCTGCACGGCTACTATTCTGCCACTGGCGCATAAGGAGTTAAATCATGGCTATTTCACGCGCACAACTATTGAAGGAACTCCTTCCGGGTCTGAACGCTCTGTACGGACTTGAGTACGCTCGCTACGGCGAAGAGCACAAGGAATTCTACGAAACCGAGAAATCGGAGCGTAGCTTTGAAGAAGAAACCAAGCTTGCTGGATTCGGCGCTGCACCGGTGAAGAACGAGGGCTCTGCCATTGCTTATGACAATGCGCAAGAAGCTTTCACTTCGCGGTACAACCACGAAACCATCGCTCTGGGCTTCTCCATCACTGAAGAAGCAGTGGAAGACAATCTGTACGACAGTCTGTCTGCCCGCTACACCAAGGCTCTGGCACGCGGTATGGCGTACACCAAGCAGGTTAAAGCAGCCTCTGTCATCAACAACGGTTTCTCTGCCAACTACATTGGCGGCGACGGCGTTTCGTTGTTCAGCACTGCCCACCCGCTGGTCAATGGCGGAACCAACAGCAATCGTCCTTCCACCGCTGCCGATTTGAACGAGACTTCCTTGGAAGCCGCCGTTATCCAAATCGCTGCTTGGACTGATGAGAAGGGCCTGTTGATTGCAGCCAAGCCCCGCAAGCTGCTGGTTCCTCCGTCTCTGATGTTCGTTGCTACCCGTCTGTTGGAAACCAGCCTGCGTGTTGGCACTACCGACAACGACATCAACGCACTGAAGAACAATGGTTCGATTCCTGAAGGCTACGCTGTCAACCACTTCTTGACAGACAGCAACGGCTGGTATCTGACCACTGATGTGCCTAACGGGCTGAAGCACTTTGTGCGTACGCCTATGGCCACTTCGATGGATGGCGACTTCGATACTGGTAACGTCCGTTACAAGGCTCGTGAGCGTTATTCGTTCGGCTGGTCTGACCCACTGGGAATCTTCGGTTCTCCCGGTTCGTCCTAAAAGGACTGAGAAAAGGGGCCTTGTGCCCCTTTTCTTTTTGGTGTATATTGCTCTCACTCCGGGGTTACCGGCGTATCAAACCAGTCCCGGCTGGACGACATACCGATTGATGCGCTCCACTTGTATGTGAGGATTTATCATGGGATTCGCAACTCATCTCGGCCCGTGGCTGCTTGGCACGGTCAAAAACACCACCGGTACTACCGCTGGAACAATCCGCAACATGGGGGCATCTACTGTTACCCAAACTGCCGTAACCACTGTCAGCGACACCACTGCAACTACCCTGTTTGTACTGCCCGCTGGCGCAATGATTAACAACTTCCTTGTTAACATTACCACTGCTTATGCAGGTACTACCGGCAACACCATCACCGTCAAAATTGGTTCCACTACTCTGGGCACTGTTGGCGGCGCAACTACTACGCCTTTATCTGTAGGTCGTGCTACGTTTACCATTACGGACGCAAGCATTGCTACTTACCAGAACGTGGGTTCGACTGACGCAATTGTCACTGTGACCTATGCTTGCGCTGGTACAGCCAGCGGCGGTGAAGCCAGTATTACTTGCCTCTACACCGTGCGTGGTTCTGACGGCGTTGCCAACCCCACCAGCACTCAGCAGTAATTAGTCTCGGGGGCTTCGGCCCCCGTTTTACAGGAGATTGATTATGATGCAGACAGACGTTAAAGGCGTTGATTGCCCTGCTAGTACGGCTACTACAGCGTACAGCGGGCGCACTCGTTTCAAGGGTATTTGGTACAGCGCATCTGCCGCTACTACCATTGCCATCAAGGATGGAACAACTACGCTGTTCACTTTCACAATAGCAGCCGCAAGTACAACCAGTATTTGGATTCCCGGTGAAGGTGTTCTTTGTTCTACGAGTTTGATTGTTACTCCGGGCGCAAGCGTAACCGCTGTGGCTTTCTATGGCTAAGTCACCCGCATGGACACGCAAGGAAGGCAAGAATCCCAATGGTGGCCTCAACGCCAAGGGTCGAGCCTCCGCGAAAAAGCAAGGCATGAACTTGAAACCTCCCCAGCCCGAAGGCGGCAGCAGGCGCGACTCCTTCTGCGCAAGGATGGAAGGCATGAAGAAAAAGCTCACCAGCGAGAAGACGGCCAAAGACCCGAATTCCCGTATCAATAAATCGCTGAAAGCGTGGAACTGCTAGGAACACAAAATGGCCACAAAAAAATCTACAGCGGTGTACGGGGAGACGATTCCCGCTGCTTTTTTTAACGGTGACACACGAGAAGCCGAAAAGTTTGATGCGGAAGGGCTGATGTACGGTCAAGGGTTGCTTACAACGTCTTCTAAGCCAGACCGCAAGGCCATGCGCTATTTAGGCAAGGGCGACCTTTCCGACCCAAATTTTCAAGGTGATTTTGACGTTACTAAAGCGGGGGCGGGTCGTGGCAAACAAGGTGGCCCCACCGCTAAAGAAGTGGAAACTAAAGCCAAAGGCGGCATGACGAAAGCCTACGCCAAAGGTGGCTCAGTGTCCGCCCGTGCAGACGGCATTGCCCAACGCGGCAAGACAAGAGGACGGATGTGCTAAATGGACTTGAACTCCGCATGGTCAGCAGCGCTGACCTTAACGACAACCATCATCGGCTTTTTGCTGAAAGAAAAGTTCAACGAGCTAAAGCGGTTGGACATACTGCTCAACAAGACACGAGAGGAAATGGCCCGTGATTACACAACTCAAGCAGAAGTGCAGCGCATTACTGACCACATTGACCAGCGGTTTAACCGCCTTGAAGCAAAAATTGACCAGCTTATTCAAGCGGGGAAGTGATGCCAAGCAGTAGTGCAAAGCAGCATAGATTCATGGAGGCGGTGGCGCACAGTCCATCGTTCGCCAAGAAAGCAGGGGTTCCACAGTCCGTGGGCCAAGATTTCAGCAAGGCCGATAAAGGCAAAACTTTTAAACAAGGTGGTGGTATGGCTACAAAAGGAATGAACCCTTTCGCTAAATTCGAGAAGTCTGGCAAGGACGTTGAGAAAAAAGGCGTCAAAGAAGGCTCCAAGAAGGACATGATGATGGACAAGATGCAGATGAAGAAGATGGCCACCGGCGGTTACGTCCGTGCGGCTGACGGCGTTGCATCCCGTGGCAAGACCAAGGCTACCCAAGTGAAGATGAACAAAGGCGGCATGGCCTGCTAAGGAGTAACCCATGAAAGCACGAGACCTAGCAGCCCTTGCAGCCCTCGGCATCGCGGGCAAATTTGCGTACGATAAGTACAGCGAAAAGAACGCCCCTGCAAAAAAGGGCGGGGGCGAAGACTACAGCAATGAAGGGCGCAGCGCCAAGTTTGCTGATGAAGACTACAGCAACGAAGGTCGCGGTAAAGAAGCCCCTGACTACAGCAACGAAGGTCGAGGCAAAGCCGCCCCTGACTACAGTAATGAAGGTCGAGGCAAAGTTGCCCCAGACTTTAGTAATGAAGGCAAAGGCAAAGGCAAAGCACCAGTTAAAAAAGCCGCAGCAGTTTCCAGTTCGTCGGAAAGCAAGGGCGGCCCTTCTAGATACCGCCCCGCAGCGGACTCCCAAGACGCAAGTACTTCTTTTAGGAATCAAGAAGAAGCAATGGCGGCATATGTCCCTCGGCGCACCCCAGCCGCTGCGGCAAGCCACACGTTTAGTAGTTCAGAAGAAGGTATGCAGAGCTACGTCCCCCGCCGTACTCCCGGCGCGGCTGACGGTGTCGGTTCTACTTTTAGTAGTTCGGCTGAAGGCATGGAGAACTACGTCCCCCGTCGCGTAGCCCCTGCTGCTACTTTTAGCAGCACTGAAGAAGGCATGCAGAACTACGCCCCGCGCAGACCGGGCCAAGCCCCGGTTGCCAGCAGCACGGCAGCAGGCATGGCAGCATACGTACCGCGCAATACCGCAGCTACGGCACAAGCCAAACTGGACGCACTGCGGTCATCTGGTGGTCGGCGGGCCAAAGGCGGCGCAATCAAGATGGCCTCCGGCGGTCTGGCATCGTCCAAAATGTCCAAACCCAGCGGTGCAAGCCGTGGCGATGGTATTGCTCAGCGCGGCAGAACTCGGGGTAAATACCTGTGATGGCTTCTCGCGGCATGGGGGCCGTCAATCCAGCCAAGATGCCCGGCGCAAAGAAAAAAGCGCGGCGGGATGACACCGACTTCACGCAGTATGCGGAAGGCGGCAAGGTCAATGCTGCGGGGAACTACACCAAGCCGAGTCTGCGTAAACGCATCCTGTCTCAAGTGAAGGCTGCGGCCACACAAGGTACAGGTGCAGGGCAATGGAGCGCGAGAAAAGCGCAGCTTGTAGCCAAGAAGTACAAAGCTGCTGGTGGGGGGTACAAGGATTGAAAGCACCGCAGCAATCCCTGAAAGATTGGGGTGACCAGAAATGGCGCACCAAGTCGGGAAAGCCGTCGTCAAAAACAGGTGAGCGTTACCTCCCTGAAGCTGCTATAAAGTCCTTGTCCCCATCCGAGTACGCTGCAACCACCAAAGCAAAACGCGCCGGTAAAGCAGCGGGTAAACAGTTTGTAGCCCAGCCCAAGAGCATCGCAAAGAAAACAGCAGGTTTTAGATAATGGCAACTTCAGGAAGCGCTACGTTCAACCTTGACTTGACGGAAATCGTTGAGGAGGCGTACGAGCGCACGGGCTCTGAGCTGCGCACCGGGTATGACTTGAAAACCGCCCGCCGGTCGCTGAACTTACTGTTTGCTGACTGGGCAAACCGGGGCATCAACATGTGGACGTTTGAGCAGGGCTCCATCACTTTGGTTCCCGGCCTGCCGACCTACCCCGTTCCGCTCGACACCGTTGACCTCTTGGAGCACGTCATCCGCACAGGGGAAGGCAGCGTTGCAACACAGGCAGACCTGACCATCACGCGTATCAGTGTTTCTACCTACGCCACCATCCCCAACAAGCTGCAACAAGCCCGCCCCATTCAGATGTGGTTCCAGCGGCTGGACGGCTCCACCACGGCGTCAATCACCACGTTGAGCGCCAGCATCTCCTCGACCGACACCACCCTCACAGTGGTCTCCGCAGCCAACTTGGCTTCTGCCGGGTACATCCTGATTGGCTCAGAGACCATCTACTACGGGTACACCACAGGGAATACCCTATACAACTGCGTGCGTGCGCAGAACGGGACAACTGCTGCATCGCATACCGCCGGAGATTCTGTCTACACGCAGAACCTCCCCTGCGTGACGGTGTGGCCCACTCCGGACGACTCCCAGACCTACACCCTTGTGTACTGGCGCATGCGCCGCATTGACGACGCTGGCGGCGGTGTGAATACGATGGACGTACCGTTCCGTTTCTTGAACTGCTTGGTGGCAGGGCTGGCGTACTACTTGGCGCTCAAGGTTCCTAACGCAATGGTTCGGCTGGACGTACTCAAGTCCCAGTACGACGAGGCATGGGAGCTGGCTTCCACCGAAGACC